AAGCAGCCTGGTGCTCCCCCACATTGTTCTCAATGAACGATGCTGTCGGTGACCCGGTAAGCAAACCATGGTTTGTTTTTGCTGTGAACTCAGCGCCACGGATGGTATCCGTAGCTTCCTTCGTTGTCGAAGGCCCCAACGGCAACTCACCCTTTGTTGGGGTGGTGAAGTCCACTCCAAACGGCAGGTACTTAAGTACTTCCGTTAAAATGGTAGCCTTTTGAACCCATGGCCTTAGGAGATCGGGATCCCTAGGAACTTCAGCGTAGAAATCTGAAATCTTTGTGAAATCAGGGATTCTACATACTGCTGAAAGTTCCTTGGCTAGTTCGTCAAGGACTAACCATGGATCTCCAAGCTCCGCATCGGGAGCTCTTACGAGCTGATCGATTAAGGCTGCGACACGATCACGGGTGAGGCGAACCTTGACCTCAATAGAGGGCGTCTTTACCCTCCAACCGGAAGGTGAAGTCGTTACCTGGACTTTCGCTGTATCCGTCCTTATGGACAGATTAGGCGACATTCCAGTCCCAAAGGATCTCTCCTCTGCGACTACATCCGAATAGTCATAATGACTGTTCGTTTCAGAAGCTATCTTCCCCAACAAGGGAAAGTAGCTGTCGTAGATAACCACCCACAACGATCTGTCGAATACGCGCTCAATCGGGGAGTACACCTCTTCGACCTTTACATAGCCCCCCGTGAGGGGGTCTATTGCAGGGCCTATCCTTCTCTTACGAGGAGGACATACAGGTTTCCCTGTAGAAGGGTCAGTCTCATGAGTATAATAATACTCTTGATCTGGCATAGGAGCACCGTCCCAACATGGACCCCCTCTGCCCCATACGGCTGCCAGTTCGCTTGCATCGTTCTTCGGATGAGGAACGGCAAGTATACCCGCGTCAAGCGGGCCTGGTTTGCCAGAGGCAGATTTTAGGGTACGTATCCATGCGAACCGGGGTAGGAATCCAACTTCACCGACACTGTCACTCCACATGCTAAAGCGTATGGAGGCGACACGTAATCGCTCAAGTTGTGCTTCCAGCTGGCGCTTAAGCGCTGCGGCTGTGGCAACAGCGATAGCTCGTTCGAGCTGTCTCTGTGATTCATCCTTAACTTTCAACGATCGAGCCTTCCTTTCGGAGGGCTTGATGTTGGCCAATCGGATTTGGTCTCCGGCTAACGCCTCTACCTTATTCTCGAGAGAGAGTAAGAAGGGCTTAAACCCGGACCCTTGGAAGCCCAGAAGGTCTAATACTGATCTTTTGGCGATTCCAAAGGCACTGACTAAGGCAGATTGAGCAATCTTTCCTAGTTTCCCTAAACTCCACTGTCTCGCTTGGCGACGATAGTCGCTTCGTGTTAAGAGAAGTCTCAGAAAACGAGGAAGTGTACGTCCATTATCCAACCAGCCTCGCCGCATAGCCCGAAGGGCCATCTCGAGACGTTGTCCGTAAGACCTTATCCCTAACTCCTCCTTCAACGAAAGAGGTGAGAGGTTTTTACCTTTCAGATAAATCTGACTGGCAAATATGAAAAGGTCCCCCGACAAGGTTTTGGCCGGAGAAGTGGGAACGCACAATAAGTTACAGGTCTTGATGTAGCTATCAGCCACGTCTTGACCTGCAATCACATTGTCATCGCCTAGTACTCGGTACTCCACAAATAAACCAGGATCATACCCCGCTTTGTAAGCCGAAAATGTAGTCAGTGCGTGATGCACCAACGACATAGACGGCCACGAGCTAAGGGTACCCATTGGTTGACCTCTACCATATCTGATAAAGGCTCCCTTTAGTTGATCTACTGCTAAACTTGGGTTCCGAGGTTTATCCTCTGGAACTTTAAACCATCGGTCAGTTAGAAGAGATATCCATATCTCAGTCGTTTCTGGACCCCAAATTCCAGTTAGCACTGCTCTATAAAGCTCGATGGGTA